TCCTGCCTGTCGCTGCACCGCTGCTAAAGACGCGACCATGCACTCTGCCGTCTGCCTCTACAGCCTCTAGCCACGAACTAACCTGACTAGCCCTTTTCTGTACTAGAAGGTACTCAGCGACAAGCTGTGCAGACGGGTTGTCTATGCCCTCTAGCACGTTCTCGTCTATCTTGTAGCTGCCGCCTTCAGTCTTGTCAGTGAAGCGTATGCCAATGCTCTGTAGGCGCTTGGCTATCTGCTGTCTGCTGCCAACGTTAAACACTTCTACGTTGTCCTTGAGGCGCTTGCCTGTCTTCTCTGAGTAACGTTCGGTCACGATAGGTGGAAACTCTGCCTGTAGCTCCACTTCAATCTCACGCATACGATGAGACAGACGGCTGTACAGCTCGTTAGCCTTGGGCAGGTCTATTTTGAAGCCGTTCTGTCGTTGCAGCTCTAGCTCTGCTGTAACGCGATGCTCAAGGTCTATAACGTCTTGGCTGAAGCGTTCTTTAGACAACGCAGCAAGCAGCTTCTTATAAACCTTGGTTGTCAGCTCTACGTCACGCTTGCAGTAAGTAATCATTTCCTCACACAAGCCGCCGTCGTAGTCTGTGAAGTCGTCCTTGGGATACTTCAGCCTTTCACCCCAAGAGCGCAAGCTGTGTCCTCCTGCCTGTGCAGGGTTGTAGAGGCGAGAAAGCACCATAGCGTCGACGTGCTTCTTGCCTGTGAAGTCCATACCCCACAGTCTCTCCATCACTGGCACGTCAAAGCCTAGTCCGTTGTAAGTCACTATGCCGTCGTGTTCGTCCACAAGAGCCTGCAGCGTCTTCGCTTCAGTGTGTACAGTCATCTCACCTGTATCGACATCCTCGGCACAGGCGCACCATATCACTGTTTGCTTCATATCTGTTTCAATGTCGATTGTTAGCATTACTAATCCGTATCAAAGTCTAAAATGTCCAAGCCTAAGTCGTGTACAGTTTTGAGGTCTAGGCGTTCTTGCAGCGCTAAGTCACCTGTACCGCCCTGAATACACTCCACGCACTCGTTGACATAAGCGCCTGTAGAGGCGTCCTTCAACGTGGCTTCGTAGTCCGTCAGTATTGCATCACACGCTAAGCATTTCATAACAGTTCCTCCAATGTACTCTCTACCATCCTACCTGTAGTGCTATCAAAGTAAAGGTCTGCACAGCGTCCAGTCTCGCCGCTGAAGCGGTTCTTCAGTACACGCACAGCCGTTGTGTTACGCACGACAATGTCGTCAGCCTGTCCGTCACGCTCAAGCCCTAACACAATGTCGCTAAGCTGTGCTATTGATGCACTGCCGCGAAGCTGTGACAGAGACGTCGCAGCGCCTTCCTCGTGTCCTTTGTTGTCCGGTCTGCGTAGATGACTAACAACAAACAAGGCAATGCCTGTCTCCTGCACAAGCATCCGCAGCTTGGTCATTATCTCGTCTAACGCCTTCCGCTCGTCAAGATTGGACTGAGCCGACACAACTATTGAAACGTGGTCTAGAAAGACATAGCGACAGTCTAGCGCCTTAGCCATGTAGCGCACACGCCCGACAATGTTGTCAACGTCTGTGCTGCCGAAGTGGTCAAGCAAGTAAAGCCGCTCGTCAGCTAACGTCGCGTCAAAGGCTTCTTTGCGTTCCTCTTCAGTGCTTACAGTCGTGGGCAGGTGTAGCTGCTTGTTAGCCGCTAGCGACATGATCGACAAGGCTGTCTTGCGTATGCTCTCCTCAAGAAACAACAAGCCGATGTTGTAGGCTGTCTGCTGCAGCGTTGACCACACCACCTCACGCAAGAACTGAGACTTACCCAGTCCACTGCCTGCAGTGACAGTGACAAGCTCAGCAGGGCGTATACCGTAGGTCAGGGCGTTAATACCCTTAAACGGATACACCACCTCTGCAGTCTCCATCGGTGTGTTGACTTCGTCCCACAGAGACGCAGCGTTGACAATGCCGTCAGGCACGTACTTCTCAGCCTTCCAAAAAGCAGAGTTAAACAACGCAATCCTGCTGTCTGCTAGGTAGTCGCAGGCATCTTTGTAGCCGTCAAGGTGCTTAACGATCTTGGCCTTGCCGCCGAACAGCTGTCCAACCTCGTCAGCCGCCTTTGTGCCTTGTTCGTCAGCGTCAAAGCAAATGACAATGGTGTCGAAGCTGTCTAGCCACTCGTAAGAGGCTTTACAGTCCTTCAGGGCGCTGCTTGCGCCGTTCTTAATGCTTACGACAGGGTACTTGCTGCCCATCATCTGATAAGCCGCTAGAGCGTCGTATTCGCCCTCTGTCAGCGTGACGTATCTGCCGCCCTTGGGGAACAACTGCTGACCGAACAGACCGCCCTTGCTCCAGTCGCCGCTAGTTTGGAAACGCTTGTCAGGATAGCGCACCTTTGCCGCCACTGGTGAATTAGGCTCTGTTGGCTCAAAGTAGGGGTATATAACCTGTCCAGACTTCAGCACCACGCCATAGCTCTTCATCGTGGCTGCGCTCAGACCTCTCTCAGGGACGCCAGAGAACGTTTCAGTCGCTAGGGCTGCCAAGGTAGCCTCAAAGCCTTCAAAGCCCGTCAGCGGCTTCTGTGGGACTCTCACGGCTACTCCTGCGCCTACTTCGTCTGATACATCGTCAGCGAAGGTGAATTTCTTGCACGAATAGCAGAAAGTAGAGTCGTCTGCGTTGATTGCTAACGCATCAGAGCTGCCGCAGTCAGGGCAGGGCAGATGCGTCTGTTTATAATCAGGCATAAAAGTCGTCCTCGTCGTGGTAGCGAGACTCTAGCAGCTGAATAACAACGAAAGGCAAGAGCAGCTCAAAGCCGCCAATGTCGAACTGTATCCGCTCGCCATCCTCTGTCATCCCTATCGCTGTCTGTGTCTCCACCATGCCAAAGTAAAAGCCAAAGCCATTATTAAAGGCTATGGCGAAGCTCCATTCTGTCATTTGTCTTGCTCCTTAGTCTGATTTAGTCCTGCCATCCAGAGCGAGTGTAGCCAATAAAAGTCTCTAAGGCAATCATCGCAAATAATCCCTCTAGTCTTAACGTCGCCTAAGCAACGCTCGCAACGTAATACGCTCATTTCTGTGCCTCCTTTGGCGGTGTCCAGTGTCTGACGGTAAAGGCGTTTAAGGCTTCGCCGTTGTCAACGTGCCATTGTCTGTGGTGACTACGACAAAGCCAACGAACTTCCAAAGGCTTGGCGTAGTCATCGTGGTGTGCGTCTGCTTCCTCAACTCCGCAGACTTCGCAGGGCTTCTTTATCAATTGTCCTTTTTGTTTCGCAAAACGCACTCTAGAGTACGCCCTAGCTTTCATAGATTTCTTGTTGCGCTCTCTATCTGTTTTATTACTTGCGTAATACTTAGCACGCTTAATGTTTTCACATATCCTGCATCTATTAGATCTGTATTGTCTTCGCTTGCCTCTACTAGCGTCTCTATTAAATTCGTCTACAGGTTTTGTTTCTTTGCAAGTAGTGCAGCGCAAAAGCTCTGCAGGTTCTAACATCTCAAGTTGTTGCATCTTGTAACCTCTCTGTCTATTCAGTCTGTTAAATACGTGCTATTCTCCTGATGTCTCCCCCGCCGCTGCAGTCCCTCTAGCGACTAGGTGCTTTACTACCCAGTTGAGACGATGCAGCAGGTCATCTACTCTAGCGCTCTGCTTGCGTAGCTCATGCAGCTCTAGCGGCCAGTGGTCAATGTCATACATGACACGACACACGCAGGCGCTCTCTTTAACCTTCAGAGTTATGCAGCCGTTACAGTAAAGACCCATTAGCCCACCTCATCAATGTAGCGTTCCCAGTCGTCAACGATCTGATCGTGACAACACTTGAAGCCATATTCCAAAGCCATATTAGCTATGAGCCTGCCTAGCTCTGCGTGCTTGTTATCCACCAAAGCCGCTGCTATGGCGTCCTCTAGCTTGTTTGCCTGCTCTGCCTCAGTAGGCAACGCATCAGGCCCGAGAGCCTCCCACAGCAGCGCACGGTCGTGGTAGAGCCTGTGCCGTGCTTCATCTAACGTTGCCTGCTCTAGCACGTCAAGGTCGTGGTCTTCTAAGTAGGTCAGTCCGTCTTCTTTGTACATAGTCAATCACCTCTATTAGTTTAGTAAGTTAAACAGTAAATAAAACACTGGCAGCATAGCCAAGCCTATGAGGCATTCAATTAATAAGTCCTTATTAGACATAGCAAGCACCTTAGGCAACAAGCAAAGGCCAAGCAAACAGCAGCGCCAAAGCCAAGCCCGTTGCTGTAATATATAGAATTTCTTTGATGATGTAAAACATAGCGTAGCGCTCCTATAGTAATTGTTTGAGCTGCACAGCAGCCTCGTGTGTTGGTGTGACAATCTCTAGCACGTCTCGCAGGCTCTGAGCTTCATCAGCTCCGCAAACGCCGTAGCGATTGTTAACGTAGATTATGGCGTGCCTTGTGGCGTATGTCTCAGCACACCAAACAGCCTCCTCTATCGCGTGTTCTATGTCGTCAAACTCAATGACCATAATGAACGTCCTCCTTTGCTATCTTATACAGCTGCTCACCGTAGACGCCTAGAATGCTGACTAGGCGCTCAATGTCCATCAGTTGCAGCTGCGTTGGTTTCTTTAGCTTCAGCAGCCTGGCTAGCTCTCTAGCCTGCTGTGGCTCGTAGGCGCTCACAGAACATGCTCCTGCGCCTTAATCTCAAACGTAAAGCCCAACTCTCGAGCCTTGGCTAGCTGCTCCTTTGTAAAGGTTTTAGAGCCTAGCAGCGCCGCCAGTGAATAGGCTACGTCGTTTGCAGGGTATACGCGGTCTTGTCCGTAGATTGTTTTGATTGTTACCAGTGCGTGTGTGTTCATTGTTGTTGCTCCTTTGTGGTTATAGTGACGACAGCGCTAGCAGCGCCCCTAGTACGATTATGACAGCGCCGAACAGCATCAGCTCGACGGCTTCCTTTTCTTTGTAGTGGCTACGTCGTCGCCTGTTCTTCAGCGACAGTACAAAGCCTGCAACGATTGTAGACCAACCAAGCAGAGCGAACGCGCCCGCGCATATAAATAAGACCGTGTTAAACATACTGGCGCGCCTCGTCTTCAATGTCTGCTAGTGCGTCCATAGCTGCACAGTAGAGGGTTGCAAAGGCTACGGCGCAAGCGTGCTCGGCTAGGCTGTTGTGCTGCATGTCTAAGCCTTCGAGGTAGTCCTCGCCTTCGCTAGTGTCGCACTCAGCACACAGCAGCAGCGCTTTGTAAGTGTAAATAGACCACTCGTGACCGTCGCAGGTCTGCCATAGATTCTCGTTAGGGTCGTCGCCGAAACACTCGGCGTCAAAGCACTGCTGTGCTAGTCGCTTTGCTTCCTGCTGCAGTTCATAGTTGTTTATTTTGAAGTCAGTCATAGTGTGTTACTCCTTAGTGTGCGTGGAAAATTAACGAGCCGCAGTCGCTCGTAGTTGCAAGGTAGTCGTCTATGGCGTGTTCGCTGTAGTCTTTATAATACTCTTCGGCGCTCTCGTATTCTATAAAATCGCAGCATAGCGCTATAACGTCAAACTCTATCTCGTCGCCTGTGCTTTCTTCTAGCTCTTCTAAATACGCGAACAAGGCGCGCAAGCCTTGATAGCTGAAGTTGTTAGGTCGTAGGTCTTGAAATGCTTTTTGGAAGTCGTAGAAGTTAATTGTTTGTTTCATAATGTGTTGCTCCTTAGTGTCAGTTGTGCGCCCCTTGCGAGGCGCTGTAGTGTTACTGGTTGTTAGTGAGTGCTAGTGCTTCGTTGTAGATTGCGTCGGCTTCCTGCATACCGCCGTCGCTGTAGCTGTAGTCGGCTATCAGGTCGTCGCCGCCTTCACCGTACAGTAACCAGAAAGAGAAGTCACCTGCGCTTAGCGTGTCACTGTCTGCTGTGTTCATTGCGTCCAGTATCTCAGCTCTGTCTGTGCTGTCTGTTACTGTCTCTTCTTCGCTGTCGTACACCGAGACTGTTAAGCCTCGGCGTAGCAGTGCGTCTACTAGTTGTGTTGCTACGATGCGTTCGTCAATGCTTGCGTTGTTGATGCTC